GCTTGGAATACCAACATATAATTAAAAGTACCGGAAATGCCAAGAGGCATAGCGTCTGAAAAGCTACCTTGTCCAAAGGGATAAACAAGGAATACAGCGGATGCCGCTGCCACGGGTGCGGAGTATGCAACAAAGATCCAGGGCCTCATTCCCAGTCGGTAACTAAGTTCCCATTCGCGTCCCATGTAAGCATAGATACCGATAAGGAAGTGAAAGACGACCAGTTGAAAGGGGCCGCCATTGTAGAGCCATTCATCAAGACTTGCTGCTTCCCAGATTGGGTAGAAGTGTAGTCCGATAGCGTTTGAAGACGGGACAACTGCTCCCGATATAATGTTATTTCCGTACAGGAGCGATCCTGCAACTGGTTCACGAATGCCATCAATGTCAACTGGGGGTGCGGCGATAAATGCAATAATAAAGCAGGCTGTAGCTGCTAGTAGTGTTGGAACCATCAAGACTCCGAACCAACCAACGTACAGTCGGTTGTTAGTACTGGTTACCCAGTCACAGAAGTTGTTCCAAATATTCTTTTGTTGTTGTAGCGCAATTGTAGACGTAGCCATTTAAGTAATAGTTCATGTGTTTTTTGTTCTAGTAAGTAAGACCATTTTTCGGACTTGGCTGTCCAAAGCTAGGGGAGGAATTGCACCTCCCTTATTCTATTTAGCTATTAGAAACTATACTTGACACCAAGCTTTGTTCCGTAACCGTTGTTGTCATCACCAGTCATGAAGGATACTTCACCATATGCACCAAGCTTTTCACCCAGTGGTACAGAACCACCAGCTTTACCAGACAGTTCTACTTCAGAGTCACCACCATCTGGACTAACAATACTAGGACCACCTTGGAGATACCAATTAGATCCTTCATAACCAACGTGGTTATCAATAACAGTACCAGAATAATCAGTACCAGACCAACCTGAGTTAGCTTCAACGTTTACATAAGGTGAAGCCAGTACAGGGGAAGCAGCAAACAAAGCAGCGGGGAGGATAGCAAAAAATTTCATTGTAGTTTAGTTAAAAAAGAGTAAGTATGTTGTGTTCTATTACCATGGACACCCCAGCCTAACCAGTAGTATGCAGCATTCATGTAATAAGGTATTGTTTGATGATTGGTTTGAAAAGCATAAAGATCTTTTCTAAACCTCATCTCATGTATCATGTAATCAGTTTGACATTTCAAACCACTTGGATCAGCGTTACGCTTAGCACAGAAAGTACCGAGACCAAGGTAACGATGTTTTGAAGTCCATTGAATTAAACCATAACCTCCATCAAGGCATCTATCATAAGGAACGATAGCACCGCCTTCACAAACATTAGGTTTAAAGGTAGACTCTTGGTGGATGTTTCCCAGAATGACAGCAAGTGCAGTCCGATCTGTAACACCAGCAGATGTCTGTAGTTGTTCTAGAACGTACTGTTGTTGCACAGTACATTGTGGGCATTCAATCATTTTTTCTTAGCAGTTTTAGCAGAGCGTTTGAAGTTAGCAGCAGTGGGTGCACCAGAACTACCAGGCTTACGCATCTTTTCATTTGAACCTTGTTTAATGCGCATCCGTTTAGCATGGATGTTAGCATAAAGACCTTTCTTAGCCATTAGTATTTTTTACCAGCAGGTTTTTTAGTAGTCTTTTTTTTCTTTGCACTAGAAGCAGCCTTCATACCTGCAGCGGTATAGGGATACTTCTTTCCATTAACCATTGGCATTACCATACTCCGGGGATAAGTTGACCAGTTAATGCATACGCTCCAAGCGCAGCAATCACACCTAGCATAGCAAGGCGACCGTTTAGTTTTTCTGCTTTGTCGTTATGATTCACAGTGTAGTTTTCGTCAGTGTACATGGTGGGTTCTTTAGCAAAGAGGTTTTGTTGTCCGCGATCGTTGGTGGTAACAGTCATTAAAAATCAAGGTCAGAGTTAGTTAGTTTACGCATAACATCATCTCGGAAAGCCGGATCATTATCATAACGTGGATCATTCATTGCTGCTACAAGTTCTTGTTGGCTACGAAACTGAGCGTCTTGCTGTGCAGCGGAACGCTTACCAGTTAATAGCTGTCCATCTTTACCAACAGAATCTGTATATTTATTATTTAATGCTTGAACAGCAAAGTAAATAGAATTAGCATTACCATCAGACATTACTGAATCATACATCTCAATCTCTTCTTGAGAAAGGGACTCACTAGCCCAGCTTAGCATGTCTTTATAAGTAGACTCACCACCAACCATATCATACAATTGATTGGCTTGCTGTTCTGTTAGTTTACCAGAGTCTTCAGTTGGTTTTGTTGCTTCTTCTTGGGATTCAGCCGCTGGTTCTTCTTGCTCTTGTTCTTCACCAACTTCTGGTTCATCACGTGGTTCACCAAGTTTCTTTTGTAAAGAAAGGTAAGCTTGTTCCAATGATTTAGCATCATTAAACTTGCCTGCAAGTAGCGTCTGATCTTCCCCAGAAATAGACTCAGCAACTTCTAGTGAGTTTTGCTCATCAGCATTAAGTTCTGGTTGATCAGCCGGGGTTTCATTGATAGTAAGTGTTTCTGCCATATTATTGTGGTGGTTGTTGTTCTTGTTGCTGCATCATTTGGGCTGCAGCTTGCTCACGTTTCTGATCAACAGCAGCCATTTGTGGTTCTTGTTGTTGAGCCATCATCTGTTGTTGTTGAGCCATAGCTTGTTGTTGTTCTTGCTGTATCTCTTGCATACTCTTAACAAGATTCAATACATCAATACCAGATGCTGCTGCCAAACGTTTGACAACTTCTTCTGGATTAATAAATTGTTGAATAGCTTCTGGTCCCATTGTTTGAGCAATAACTTGTAGGAATTGACCAAGGCTTTCTCTGTCTTGTCCACGTCCAAGTGCATTAATACCTGCAACAATAGTAGGTTTAACAATACCACCTTTAGGTAAACGTGGGATCTCACCTGTCTTTTGTGCAACGTTTAGTTTACGATTAAGATAAGGAACAAGGAACTCAACAGTAAGTAAACTAAATAGTCCACCAAGTTGTTGTTCCAATTCCATCTGAGTCATACGTACTTCTTCAGCAGTAGTACGTTCTGATTGTCTTACATTAAGTACAAGGAATGCTTCACTTAATCGTTGACTTAAAGTACCTACCATTTGATAAGCAGTTTGGAAGTCAGCTGTTTTACCTACCTGTACTACACCAATGTCATCAGGTCGTCCCTGAATAATAGCACCATTGCCTGCTGCTGCAAGCGTTGATGGTTTGGTAGTACTGGATGGTGAAACAGTAAACACTATCTTAGCAGCTGCTGCGCTGCCTTCAACCAGTGCTTGTGACAGAGCTTCAAGTGACTTTAGATCACCCATAAACTCTTCTACCCTACCGCGTCCATACACTTCACCATCTACATGGTTAAAGCGTAGCACAAGCCAGGGGTTTGCGTCAATAGGTGCTTTACTCATTGACTTGGATAACACTTGATCCTCTATCTCCTGATGCCAGACCCAACGATTGTTATCTCTAGTGCAGTGTGTATAAACATCACATTCATCATCATGACGTGATGAGTTATCACTAGGTGTGTTGGGTTGAGGTTCTTTAAATTCAGGGTAATTTTTTTTAATTAATTTTTTCGAGATTGTTTCTTTTGTTACAATTTCAATAACATTACCGTTACCATCTCTATCTATTACGTATCGGTTTAAAGGATAAAGCTTAAGCCCTTCCTTACCCATAAAGATAAGAGCATTACCAGCTACTACAAGATGCTTTAATGCTTGATGAACGACAACACGATCACTAGAGGCTGCAATAGACTCCATAATAGTGCGTTCAACTTTAGCAAATGACAAGTCAAGTTCTGATCTAATCTCTGGTCCTAATTCTTCAGGCAAGTTAACATCGTTAACCTGTAGCTTAAAGAAGCTGGTCTGTGGAGGTAGCAATGCAAGCATTAGTTTACTTGCAAGCGTCACCACACCTTTAGCTCCTTGTGATTGCCACGGTGTTGTAAGTTTTAGTGAGCCTTTAGTGTAGGTCTCATCCTCTCGGATAAGATAAGGTAGAGTTAGATCTGCTGCTTGTCTAGCAGTATTAAGAAACTGGGAACGGTCTGAAGACAATCTGTCATATCGTGATTTAGCTGTCATTAGACGTTCAATGCGTTAGTTGTTTTTGATCCTGCAGTACCACCAAGAATACCTGCTAAAGCATTTGCAGTGACAGGATTGATTTGTAGTTTCCTACGTTTAAAACCTTGTGTACCACCAGTTCGTGGGGTTTCAGCAGCACCACCAATTTGTAGTGCACCGAGCTGCCCCGATCTAGCTTGGTTTTGTTGGTAAGTACGTTGACCAGCTGCAAGTTCATCAGATCTACGCTGTTGATCTGCAGCCATTTTATCTAGCCTTGTGTTTTGATCAATTGTTAATTGCTGCAAATTAGCTGCGTTTTGTTGTTGTATTGCTGCAAGTTGATCATCAAAACTTTTTTGTCTTTGCTGATTAAAATAAGTTTGAGCACCAGATCCAAAAGAAATACCTTGATCAATACCCATTTGTTGGATTTGAGCAATACTATAACCAGCAGCTTCAGCAGCTCGCACTCCGGCCATACCAGAGTGAGCCATAGTTTCTGTGTTACCACCAAATCTGGTAATAAAATCTTTTGGAGTAGGTCCAGTTGTTGTACGATTATCTATCTGATCTGCATAAGGATTATTAACTGTTGCTGGTGTTGAATTATTATTCTGTGTATTATTATTAGATTCAGCGGCAGGTGCAGGTTTATTATTATAACCTAAAACATAATCAAACAGTTGGCTAATATCATTTTTACTGTTAATATTTGAAATGCCAATTTGATCTGCTATTGCTTGCCAGTCTCCACTACGATAATGGTCGTAATTTACTTCCTGTGTACTAGGACCAAAGTTATAAGAATCTCTTCCTGTTCGCTGATATTTACCTCTAACTGTAGTAGTGTTATAACCACCATAAAGATCGTTTTTTAAATTTCTTAGCTGCTCGTCACTTAGTTCTAAAGCCATTAGTTCTCCTCCATATAATTAATGATCCATTCCACAACACTACGTTGCCCGGATCTAAACATAATTTTTTCCATTGTATCGTCTGGTGTCGGGTTAGTTGGTGGGAATGATTCTTCTAATTGATGGACAAGCCCACGGGATTGCATCCCTAGGACTTCAAGCGTATTGGGGGAGGTTGACATTACTATGCTCAAAGAATGCTGGCATTCGTGCTGATTTAGTTGCAGAAAGTTCAGGGGCTTTGCCCTCATACATTAAGCGATCACTAGAATCCAGCCAAAATTTTTTATCCAAATATTTATCGGTAGTATTAATACCTAGGGGTTGCATTACCCAATTGATAGTTGCCTTGCGGAGTTTATCAAGACTAGGACTGATATCAAGCCCCAGCTCCCGACAAACAATGCTATTGGCAGCAACGTGAATTTGTTCATCTCTGCTTATATCCGCGCTGACTGTTCGCATTCCAGCGTCACCATTAAAGCGGAAGAATGGTAAAAGAACGAAGAAAATTGCACGTTCGGCAACCATCGCCTTGAGGATCGTATGATCAGGATGCGCAGTCCAAGCTTCCCTGAGCCTAATAGCTTCCGATTCAGCTTTTTCATCAACACCGTAAGCATTGGCAATGTAACCAAGTGCCAGGTCGTGATTTTCCTCGTCGGTGATATTTGATTCCAATAACTCCCGCGATAGTTTTGGTACGTCGGTATCCAAGCCATCACGGATAAAATCTCCCACAGGTAGTTCCATATGTCGCAGCGCAAGTGCACGATGTACCGTAGCTTCCGCTCCTTCCTTGCATAATCCGGCAGTTGTCTGCACTGGTGTCCATTTTCTTTTTCTGTTTAGTAGTTTCTGGTAAGGATTCATTCTTGACAATCACATGTAAGTTCTTCATTTAAAATGTCCTCTAAATAGTTATCCACTTCTGATTCATCTAATGCAGCATAAGCACTAGATTTATCTTGTGTATCACTCATAACTTGAAGTGAATAATAGAGGCTTGTTTGCGGAGACCTAAGCCACTCTTCTACGAATTCATTATCGTAGGTTACTGAATCACTCCAAGAGTTGAAACTGTATCCATGAAGAAGTCCTGTGGCGTCAAGCATTGTCATAATGCCATCTGCAACTCTTTTATAATTTTCCCAACCTACTTTACTAGCAATTTCTACATCGCCATAGTTGTAAGTTTGTACTCCGAAAGTACCTGAGTCGCGATCAACTGTCTGCGAGATAGGTGGAGCGATTTCTGGTGTGCTAGTATAGCCATCCAGATCCACGCTTCGATAACTGCAACTGGCGGTTGGAGCGATAGCAAAGGCTCGAACCATATTATATTCGCGAGCAATTGTGGCTGCTTGGTTAATTCCTGTAGCAAGTTGAGAGACAAGTTCATAAGCTGCAGACCGGATAGTTTCGTTGTTGTTGTACTGTTCTAATGCACGACCAAATTGATCGTATGTTACTCCGTACCGCCGTAAGAGGTTTGCGAGACCAAGCATTCCGAGTCCCACTTGTCGATCAACTTCAGGCGGGAGGTATTCTCCAGAATCTCCGACAGCTGTCCTACTATGTAGGCTGCACAACTCGGACATACCTTCAACAAATGCTCGTGGGATGTCGTCGAACTCACAGGCTCCAAGATTGATATGCTGTAGTAAACAGGTACCTCGTGATGGCAAGTATACTTCGAGACACACGTTACCTCTGATGCGGTTTCCTTCATTGTCATGTTTTACTTTGTTTAACCAGATGTCACCGGATTTAATTCCGAATAGTAATTCTTCCTTAAACGTACAATCCTGCCACCACTCTTCAGTGATGTTGATGCAACGTTTGACCCAAGGTAATTCGGATCTAGGAGTAGTAATAAAGTCAAGAGCATCGGGGTGATTGAGAGAAATATGTAACACAATCGCACCATTTTTGTACACCCCACCTCTACGTAGTATTTCATTTAAACTACTATAAATTTTACCAAAACTTACAGGACCAGAAGCTGTTACACCTGACTTACGCACATAACCTTTGGGGTCAAGTTTGTCTAGATGAATAGCACAACCTGCGCCATACCTAAGAGCATGTGACGCAAATCTCCAGCTGGATTCTATACCCTCTGGTCCCTCCATTTCATTTTCTACCACCATAACCGTGCAGCTGACTGGTAGGCGATGAGTAGGATCATCAATCCATGATTGCACACGTCCAGTGCGAGAGATGTAATTAGACATTAGTTAGATCAGTAAGGTTTGGTGGTTTATAGTTTGGTCCCTTTAAGACCTTACCGTCTGAGCGGTAAATAGGTTGTCCATTTTCATCTAGTTTGGACATGTTTGATTTATGGACACGATCCATAGCTTCATCTAGATTCCAGCCTTCATTAGCAGCAAACTGGTAACAAACATAGACAAGATCACAAAGCTCTTTTAATTGTGCATCATCTTTTTCAAAATGAAATGCTTCATGAAACTCTGACCATTCTTCATCGATCAAAGATTTCTGTGTCGTGGATTGTGTCTTGCCAGTCGGGATTGAATAGGCTGACCGGAATTCTTGTGCTTGTTTCAGTAATGTGGGATAGCTCATTTTCTAAATAGTGGATTGCTTTTTTAAGATCAGATTCTGTGCTATCTTTATGACCAGCACGGCAGATATATTTAACTGCATTACCAAGATGATAATTTAATTGCTGGTCTCTGATAAAATCCCAGCACTCGATGGAGCCTCTGGTGTAGTAGGCAGGTGATTTGGCCATTTTTTAACTAGGTTGGATACAGTGTTAGCTAAGGCAAAGTTTTGACGTTGTAACGCCATAAATAAAGTAATGATATCTTCTTTATCAGCTTTAGGTAATAAGTCTTCAAGTCTTCTGATCTTGAATTCCTGCTCCATTGTCAATTCGATAATCGGAGGAGGGGGTAAAAAGGATGGGCTGTTTTGCTCTCCAGTCATAATCATTTGTAGTAAGGATCTTTGCAAGTCTTGCATTTTGTAGTGCAATGTCTTCACCAAGATCTTTCTCAGCAAATGCATTAACAACTGTATTCCAGGTGTAACCTTTGTCTTCAAACAAAGCAACAGCACGTTTGATTCCTATACCAGGCACACCGCTATAGCCATCTGTTTGGTCACCTGCAAGCGTCTGTATAAGGTGCCAACGTTGTCCCTCTGCTTCTTCCACATTCACGATTTCATCCATGTTGTAGAGCGTTCCAGGGATCTGTCGCATGTCTTTATCAGGACTAACGATAATGTTACCAGGATATTTAGTAGCGTAGATACCCATACCATCATCTGCTTCAAGAGTTGGTAGTATTACTACTTCATACTCATCTTTGAGAGCATTGATGACACGTTTATAACCACAAGGTTTCTTACGATTACGATGTCCTTTGTAAGCAGGCATTACTTCCTTACGAAAGTTTGTACTATCACTAAAGAATAACACAACTTCAGGAACATCCCACATGAACTTAGTTTTAATTTTATTTAGTTCACGTTTAACTGAAGAATATGCATCACTGAATTTGCTGACAACTAAGATTACATCATCACCAAAGTCAATTTCTGACTCTGCACCAGCACAAGCCTTGTAAACGATGTAGTCTGCGTCAACAAATAACTTCACTTACCTTGTCCTCTATATTTCTTTTTACCTTTTCGTGGTTTACTATGCAAACCGTTACCTTGACGTGTTTTCTTTGATGTAAATGGAACTACGGTTAGTACTCCCATCATTGCTTTACTTCTCATTAGTGGGTTTCACTCCAGTTGTTTCCGGTTTTTGCTTCAGCGTCAATTTTGATTCTAAGGTTGTAATATTCTCCAGCTGCGAGACTGCTAAATACCAAGGATGAACATAAGTCAGCTGATTGTTCATGGGCACACTCGAACTGCAATTCGTCATGTATAAAGGCTAGTTGAGAACAACATAAATTTAATTCTTTAATGTTTTGTTGATTGATAAGCATCCAACGCTTTGCCAGGATGGCAGAGTTACCTTGGAGACAGTAGTTTAACGCTTTATGTGGGCTATCCACCATAATTTTTCTACCATCGATAGCTTTGATATATCCTCTTTCTGAAGCTTTCTTGATAGACGCCAAGAGTTTATCGAGTCCATCAATCGCGTCAATATATGCTGCTCTGATTTCCTTACCTTTTTTCTTGGCATTTTTGGATGAAAGAAGTTTGTCATAGCTGTGTCCGATTTTTTCGTCACCTGCACCATACAGGAAGGCATATGTTACAGTTTTTACAAGCTTCCTAGATATTCCTATCTTATCAGCATTTACTTGGTGGATGTCACCGTTGAGTAGGATGTCTGCATACCGTCCACCATCATATTTGGCAAGGAAATGAGACAACATGCGTAACTCAATCCCAGATAAATCAGCAGCGACCATGACTTGACCTGGAGTTGGTAAGAAAAGCTCTCTAAATCTTGAATCACTAGGTACTTGAGCTAGATTTGGGTTTCGGTGGGCACACCTAAAAGTTGAAGTAGCGACAGAACAATGATGATGTATCCTACTAGCACTCGTACATAGCTTCAGCCACGCGTTCGCGCCTTCGGATATCATTCCAAGCATCTTCGTTATCGTCAAAATCTGGAGGAATGCAAGGGCAGTCTCTGTCCCAATCTCCTTCAGTATCGGTTCGTCGATGATAGGCTTCCCAGTAGGTGTCTTCTGGACTGGCTTCCAACCATGAAATGTTTGCAGGATCCATGAAATATGATCTCTTGATTGTGTATTTAATTCTTTAAGACGTGTAAATGGAGCGTCTTTGACATAGCCTTGGGTCCGATTATCTCGTTTAGGAGTAAATACTGGTCCGGCAACGTAAGGATGCCTGTTACGTAGTAATTGATTAACACTCTCAAGCTCTTGTCTGAGAGTTGATGCAAGTTGCCATGCAG